TCAGGTGAAGGCTTCTCTTGGCTCTATGTTTTCAAAGTTAGTTAGTTCAGGTCAGTTGCAAAGTAATCCCACGCATGGAATTAAGATCAAGGTCAATCATGCCGATATATCTAATCTCCTAGCCCCTGATGATTTCAAAGAGATCGTAAAGCATTTACCGACACAAGGAACAAAATTATTCGCCCAATTCCTAGTAGCAAGTGGGTGTCGCTATGGTGAAGCAACGGAAGTAAGAGCAAAAGACATTAATTTCAAAACTGGCGAAATCTTTATTCAAAGGCGAGTTAGTGATCTAGGGAAGCAATACAACAATGGCGAAAGGTTCTTGGTAGTAGATGCCACGAAGTCAGGGCATAAGAGAAGCCTAGTGATAGGAAAAGCCCTATTACAGCAGTTAAAAGCGTATGTCCTAGCAAAAGGCATAGCAAAAGATGATCTGATGTTCCCAAGAACAATACTGCTAACCCCAAGTAAAATAGAAGGTTCACGAAGCGCAAAGCCCTCTCGACCATTCGAGAAAGGCGGAAAACAGTTCCAGCATGGAACTCTTTACTCCTATACACATGGGAGTTGTAGATGCGAAGGGTGTAGGCAAGCAGTAGCAAACTACCGCAGAGCCAAAGCCCAAGCAGAAGCACTAGCAGAAGCAGAGCAGGTAAGAAGCGGAAGCCGTAAGGCAAAGCAGAAGCACCAGCAGAAGCAAGAGCAAGGGAGTTTCATCAACAATATGAGCCACATGCCTCGTGATGTATGGAGAACAACATGGAACAAAGCAATAGCCAAGTCCGCAATCGGCTGGTTTCCAAGAACTCATGATTTACGACATGCTAACGCTACGCAGTTATTAAAAAACGGCGTAGATCTACATGAAGTAAAAGAGCGACTAGGACACCAATCGATCAAGACGACAGAGCGGTATCTACACCGCCTTCGTTCACACCAGTCAAAGGCATCTGAAAGTGCCAACGACTATTTGGAGTGATGATGAAATCAAACGCACGAATAAGAGCAGAGCAGATGCCAAAGACAATAGTCAAAGCATCAGCAAAAGCCAAAGCAAGAATACAGACGCTAATACTTGGTGGGTCGATCTCGACCTTAGCCGTAGCATTTGGGGTAGCGACTACAACTGATGCAATAGCACCAACTAGAGCCGAAGCACAATTAGTGCAAGAAACAATGAAAGAAGCAACTCTAGAAAAATATGAGAACGCTCATAAACTGACCGATATTGAATTGGTCAAGTTGCTTAGTGCCGTAGGCTTCAAAGGTGAAAACCTCATAGAAGCGTGGGCAGTCGCCAAGAAAGAAAGTAATGGGCGACCTCTCGCTCATAATGGCAACGCAGATACAGGAGATAACTCTTGGGGAGTGTTTCAAATAAACATGATCGGAGAGTTAGGTGAAGATCGTAGAAAAAAGTTTGGTTTAGAAACTAATGCCGAACTGCTCGATCCCGTGGTTAATGCAAGTATCGCTCACTACATGAGTAGGGGCGGTGAAGACTGGAGTTCTTGGCATGGACTTACTCCAAAGACTAAACAGTTAATGGAAAAGTTCCCAATCAAGAAGTCAAAGCAATAGCAGAAGCCATAGCAGAAGCATAAGCAGGGAAAGCAATAGGAGAAGCACTAGGAGAAGCCCCATCAGAAATGGTGGGGCTATCTCAGAACTAACTTACCTGGCAGCCAGGAGAAGTTAGTAAGTTAGTTAGGAGCAAGGGCATGAATGAACAGCAATTTGTAGATCGATATAGTGAATTAGACAAGCAATACGTAAAGCATAAGCAAGAACAATATAAAAATTACAAAGAACCTAATCTTCCTTATACAGAAAAATTATTTTGGGATAAGTTAGTTCATTTAGGTTGGAGAAAAGATTACACAACAACAGAGTGTTTAGTATTAGTTTGTTCTGTTTGTGAATTATCAATAACAAAAGTAATTCTTAAAGACACTTCTAATGTTAGAGGCTTACTAAATGTAGATGAAAGAAAGCGCCATCACCAAATGCATTATTGCAAGGAGACAGGCAAAACAGAGCAAGAGTAGAGTAAAAGCAAAGCCATACCAGAAGTACTAGGAAGTTACATTGATCCTTGTTGTTCCAGAACAAACCCGACTGCTCTATCGTAAACTTGATAATCCATAGAAACAGTAACAAATCTTTCATATAAAGTTTCAAGTACTTTATCTAGATCAAGTTGACCACAGGTATAAAGATCAAATTGAAGAGTTCCTGGATCTTCTTCATCCCAAATATGGAAAGCAATATGGCTAGTTTCAATCATTACAATTGCGGTAAGTCCCCTATTTCCTTCTTTATCAACATAACTAGCAAAAGGGCCTTTCAATATCTTCATGTTAATTCGTTCTACAAGATCACGAAGAAATGTAACAGCATCCTCTTCAGAAGTAATTGGATTTGTAACTTTTGCATTAACGAGTAAGTGTTTGTGAAATATCATTTAATTAATCCTTTCCAGGAATCCATAGTTGATCTCCATTTGCTTGATTTTCATATCTGGCTAAAACAAATAATAAGTCAGATAATCTATTTAAGTATTTTGCAGTTAATATATTTACTCCTTCTCCAAAACTATTTATAGCATGCCAAGTTCGTCGCTCTGCACGTCGAACTACGGTTCTTGCTACATGTAAATGAGAAGACGCAATTGATCCAGAAGGCAATATAAAAGATCTAAGTGGTTGTAAATTAGCATTATATTTATCTATTTGAGTTTCAAGATAATCAATTTGTTCTTGAGTAATTCTAAGAGGTTTTATTTCTGGGTTGTCTACAACTGGTGTACATAGATCGGCTCCTATATCAAACATGTTATTTTGAATTGTTAGTAATAGTGTTCTAAGTTCTTCATCAAGTATATGTAGAAGCACAACTCCAATATAAGAATTTGCTTCATCAACAGTTGCAAAGGCTTCTAACCTTGGATCATTTTTAGATGTTCTGCTCATATCTCCAAGAGCAGTTGTTCCATCATCTCCAGTCTTTGTATAAATACGAGTTAAATGAACCATTAGTGTCCCGTCAAAGAACGCCAAATATCTATTGTTTTAGCATTTGCAATGTATAGAGAAAGTAAAGTCAAGGCTAATTGAACAATTAATTTGTAAGAAGATTTTTGTTCTACATCTTTGTGAAGTAAACTCATGGAAACACAACCTCTCCATTGTTAGCCCATACTAAACCAATAGAATCTCCTGGGTTTAAATATTGTTGATTTACTGCAAGTTGTCCCCAACCCCATTCATTTTTAGGAAAAGGTATTACATTTCTTTCTTTAATAATAATTGCCCAGTATGCCTTTGCTGGTGGCATGTCTTCACATTTTTCAATAGTTTCATCTGGTAATCCATTTACTCGGCAGATAACTCCATTACCATATTTTTTAGTTCCTTCTATTTCAAGATTGGCTTTTTTTAATATGTCTAAAGCATTTGTTTTGTTTAGTGCATCTACACAAGTTGTTAACTTTGTTCCATTATTTAATGGACCATAATCAATGTATAAATTGACACATGATGATTCTGGCTTAGATACAAAAGATAGTCCAATAAAGACTAACCCAATTAGTACGAAAGATGTTACAAGTTTTTGTTTCATTGATTGTCCCTTATTAGTTTTACTTCACAAGCATCTGTAGTGCAATAGGCTTCACCAATTGCATCAGCAGCCATACCAGCATACACCCCTGAGAAGTCAATAGGAAATAGTTTCATTACTCCCTCTGACTCATACTGTTCTGCAGAAATTTGAGTGTATGGTAACTGTGGGTAAACATAATTGCCCATAGGTAGAAAAGACACAGTCTTTAGTTGACCGTCATACATATGGAGAACGGTGCCAATTGCTGATGCCTCTGTTTCTGGATTAAAGGAGACCGTTACGCTTACAGAGTTATCTGACCAGTACCTTTGTGCTGTGGCAGCGAGAGCCACCTTCTCATAAACGCTTACATCCTTCTCGCTTCGTTTAGCGTTTGACTTAATTGGGAAGAAGACAACTGAAGTTGTGTCTGGAGACTCAACGGCTGGCTCTACTCGATAGTTAGCCATCTTAAACAATGGGAGCATTGGATCAGAGTTAGCAAACCTAATAGCACGGTTGAAGTACTCTCCACCTACAGTCCAATGAACGCCAGGTGATTCACCTGCCAAGATACTAACTGTTCCACTTGGCTTCACAGTCGTCATCTTAATGGACTCACGAATGCCTAGCCATTCTGAGTAGGCGATATCGTAGGTCTTAATTACTTTATACCCTTCATCCATCCATTGACGTAATGTTGGTAATCCTTTTCTATCTGCAAAATTAGCCACTCCTGAAACAGAAGTACCTATGCGCCGATTTCTTTGCATAATAGCGTTTGTCTCTTCCCAATGTGTAGGTATGAGAGTTACGGTCTTGGCATAAAGATAAGCAAACTTTAAGGTCCTCTTAAAGTCGTCTATGTCTTCATGACGATTTAAATAGGTCTCTACTAAAGTACAACACTCAAAAGATTCAAGAGATTGTTCTGCACAAGGGTTGTACCCTGCGATGCGCCAATCCTTATTATTGATTGGATCAACAAGACGGCCATACTGTTTTGAGATATCCATCCAGACAACTCCAGGCTCACCATTACGAGAAATGCCATCAATTATGTTATCTAGATTATCTCCAACATTTACTGATACAGAGTTATTGGACATCCAAGCCCATCCTGGCTTTTCTGGATCGTATGAGTTTCTCTCTGGAAATTTTTCTGCGTTCTTTAAATTGAGGAAATCTGGATCATCAATTCTGCCAATAAGTAACTCAGCAGACCTCCGAACGTTGCCAGATACAACACAAACCCCGATAAGATTCCCAATATCAGCAATATCAATGCGGGTAAGTTTCTGACCAGCACGTTCCTTGAAGATTCCATCAATGTAAAGATGTAACTTAATGAGAGGCTCTGGACCCGCGGCTGTTCCACCAAATATTTTGATAGGTTCTCCTGCCTTGCGAATTTCATCATAGTTAAACCTAGGACGTTTCGAGTCTGGTCGTAGGTAAGAGTTAATAAGCGTGGCCGTTGATTCGACCCAGCCTTCTCTGGTATCTGGAATGACATATATTTCCCCCTCTTGCGGTGCATAGATTGTGAAGTCTTTATCGGCGCCTTTATCGTCGAAGCCAACTCCAACTCCAAGCATACTAGCCTCCATCAAAAAGGCAAAAGGCTTGGCTGGATCAGTCTTAGTCATTGAGCCTGTAGAAACAAAGGCACAATTCTGCAAGGCTGCTGAGTTTCGTTTTTCGTTTACGATTGGGGTTCCCATTACCCATAGACCTCGTCCAGGTGGGGTCCACTTTATGTTCCAAAGACGATCAAAGGCTTCCTTGGCTGAGGCTGCGGCTTTGGCATCTGACCAAGGCAACCGATTAGTTTTAGCATGATCTTTCTGTAGAGAGTACATTCCGTTTATAACTCTCTCACAAACGTCTACCCAAGTTTCTTTAGTACCATCTTGCTTTAGTCGTGAATAGGTACGTAAAAAAGTTATTTCACCAACAGAGTTGCCTGCAGCATCTTGGTAACCAAAAGGTGCTTTTAAACTCCTGTATGGTGTAACAAATTCTTCGGCTAATTTAAAAGAAAACATATGTATAACCCCCGACTATTTCTATGTAAATGTAAATACCCCTCGATGGGAGTACGTATTGTGATGGGTCTAAACCTATCACACACTTGTTAACTTGATTTAATTTTTATTCGATGGACAAAAGGGTAAACTACCCTCCACTATGATCCATTACTCACCACTTGCTGTTATCAGATAACTACTCTTCAATAGATTGTTGAATAATTTTT